TACTGGGTTCATCTGTTACCTCGCCAACCTGCTTACCCTTGTCATTATAAATTTTGACCACATTTTTGATCCCGTCCATACTCTCTGATATGGATGCAGCTGTGATATTTGTCTCATCTGACAGTGTAAAATTACCTACCGTATACACCGCAGGCCATACACCAAATTCACGCTGCCAGATCATAGGCAGATACCTTTTCCCGGTCATGCGATACGCCTGCGTATAGGCTCCCAGAATAATGTCATAATACGATACAGAATCACAGATTATAGATTTTATGTTGATTCCTGTTGCTTCCAGGTTATTGTATGGTACCTCTATATCTGCCAGCACCTGTGCTGCTATAGCCTCAGGTGTCTTGTTTTTAAAATTGTATCGTCCGTTTGATTCCAGTAGATTTTTCATCATATCATATGCTGTATATGTGATCGTTCCAATTGCTGTGGATCTCTCAATTCCAAAAATCTGTCCATAAAACAGCTCTGTATCTTCATCTGACAGCGATATGTAATCGCCAGTACAAACATCAGGTACCTGCAATCCAGAATCATATGGATCATTTAGCAAGGCAAATTCTACCGACCTGACTGCGCTTAAAACACTGCCGGACCATGATATGCTTTCAACTGCCTCTGATATGTCATAGACCACATTCTGTTGCATTTTTATCAATTGTAAAATCATGTTTTCGCCCCCGGTATGGTCAGCACCTGTCCTGGCTTGATCATATTTGGATTACTTCCGATCACATCTTTGTTCTGTGCATATATTGTCTGCCAGTTAGTGGACCCAGTTAGCTTTCTTGCAATGCCACTCAATGTATCACCAGACTTAACCGTATAGCTCTGTGTGCTGGTAGTTCCCGGCTGATCTCTTCCAGTTGTACCACTATCACCACTTCCTTGATCAGGCTGAGAAGGTGAATCTTTCACGAGTGTTGATGCCGGTATACTGACAGTACGGTATTCCTTCATAGTCAGTGTGTATGCAATATCACCCGTTCCGTCACTTTCTCCCCATTCAAAGCTTTCGATGGTAACTTTCATTGACAGAATACCTGTGATTATCAATTTAACACTGCCCGCTTTTTTCATAGCCTCAATTTTCTTCACAAGGCTAATCGGTGATTTCGCCCTTACATCACAGTAGCTTGAATCGTAACGCATGGGAAAAAAGCTTGAAAAGCTGACCTGTTGCAGTTTGCGTTTTCCTCTGAGCGTAACCTCGCCCAGATTGCATACGGTAAC